GCTGTAACTGGTAATAGAGTAATACATATACCTATGCCAGTATTTTTTCCATGTGGTATTAAAATTGCAGACCTTACAAATATTAATCCACTCATAATGCATAAAATTGAAGGTTTTGAAGACAGTCTTTACGCATGGTTTCTTAATATTCTAACTCCTCATTCAGTACCACCAATCAATGGTATAGATTTGTTTTGGGATACTAATGACAAAAGAAGTATGTCTAAAGTTACAAAAAGATCAGTTGAATATACAAAACAAGGTGGTTATTTAGGTTCTCATGTGGCAATGTGGACTGTGATGAGACAAGCTTTGATTCATATGTCCATATATAGTCACCCTGAATTTAAAGAGTTTTGTGTTAATACACTTAAAAGAAAAGGATTACAACCAAATAAAACACCATATGATGCAAACAGACCTATCGGCATAAAACCAACATGGAAACCACCATTTGAACATTATATGGTTACAGTCAACATACCTGATGAAGTAAGCAATGAAGCTAACACACCTACACATAAAAAAAGACATCATCTTGTCAGAGGTCATTTGATGCGTTCATCAGGAAAAAATTCAAAAGATGGCTATGTTTGGAGAAGATCACATTGGCGTGGTAATAAAAAATTAGGCACTATTACAAAAGATTACACACTTAAAATAGATGAAAGAATTGATAAAAAAGCTGTATAATAATACAAAAAGGGGTGAATTATGTATTTAGAAGACTTTGTATATAACGATAAGGATTCATACAGAAACAACTTTGATCGTTGGTATTGTGCTAACTCTATGGAAAGAGAATGTTACAAAGAACCAAAGTTGTCACAAGATGAAGCTGAATCAGTATTTCAAAAAATGTGGGGATATAAAAAATTTGAGGGCAAAGTATTTGTCAATTAGTATGTTAAAAGAACAAATTGCAGAAGCAACAAAAGAATATGAAGAAGCAAAAGATTATTTGAAGTCTAAGCAAGATGCTTTGTTTTTATTAAATTTAGAATTGAATAAGTTTAAAGAAAAGAAAAAATCAAATAAAAAGTGCTAGTATCACTATAAACTACTGTTTCCTCCTAAAGGTAAGGATTTTTATACGATGTTGACCAAACTAGTATATCAATCCTTACTTTTCTCAGATTGATACATGATATTTAGACCTGCCAAAGTACATAACCGATTTTTTTCATCTAATCCTTTGTCAGTGAGATTATAGTCATTGCCATCTAACTTGATATATCCTTGTGTAATTAGTTCTGTCAAATGATCACTAGGTATTGAATCACCAAACATAATATTCAGAATACCACCTAGTCTTTTGGTTTGTGTTTTACTTAGAGCCATTGAGTTATTAAATATAAAGTTATAACAGCAAATGCAAAATAAATCATTGGTTCATATCTTGAATTAAACATGACTCCAATCTTTACCTTCAAATAATAAGGCTTCAGCTTCCCTTCTTCTTATTAAACCTTGTAAAACTTTACCACCTGCTTTATTCCATCTTTTTATTTGTGCTGGAACATCATTCCAATCTTTGTGTGTGCTGTTTAAAACTTTAAGTAAAGTAGAGTTTTTTAGATTTGTTGCACCTAAATTAAATGTCCAAGCTACTAATGCATCAAATTCATTTTGTTTCAAAGGTAACTCTACTAACTCATTGACTGCTTGTTCATATTCAGCAATATCTTCAATTAAAAGCATTTCTGCTCTTTCTTGTGATATTTCCATATCCATTGTTACGCCATGAGTTGAGCCATATCCAATTGTAGGAACACCTGCAGCACACCGATATGCTTTAAGTTCACAACCTTCAAACTTTTTTATTAAACTTATACCTTCTTGTGATATTTCCATATTATTCTCCCCAACTTCCATCATCTCTGACTTTAGCTGTTTTAGTGCCACCCCAATATTCAACTGCGTGTCCTTCATCAATAAGAATTTGACAAATGCTTTTACTATCTTCTGTAAACGGAATACCCAAGATTCTGCCATATTTACCTTTTCCTAATGATTGTATTTTAAATTTACCAACACAAAGTTCTATTAATCTTTCTTTTGCTTTAAGACCTAAAGCTTTTTCTTTTAGGTTTCTAGTTCTTGATTCAGGAGTATCAATACCTGCAAGTCTTACTCTTTGCTTGTGAAGTTTTACATCAAAACCTAAATCCAGCACTACATCTATGGTATCTCCATCTACTACCCTGTCTAGTATTGCGTTATAGACAAATGGTGTAACGCTGTCAGACATAACTACTGTTTAGCCTTTCCAATATTTAATGCACATAATTCAAGTATTTTGTATAACTTTCCAATCATTGCATCATCTTTAGGTGTAGGAGTTAATGCACATACTATAGAAGCTGCACAAACAACCCCTGTGATTATTCCTAACCATTCGCCAATCATTCCAAACATAAAAACCTCCTTTTATTTTTGAAAGTACAATAATAGCAGATTATTCTGCTTCTTTGTCAATAGTCACCTTTCTGTAGTAAACAACTACATCTTTAAGTTCTGTTATATAACGCTTAATTTCTTGCATATTGTAGGACATAACTTCGTAATCAGGGATTGTCATAGCTAAAAAAACTAACTCACCTTCTTGTTCTTCTATAAAAGCTAATTGTTGTTTATAGTTTTCAGGTGTAACAACAATCCATAAAGGTTCTTGCAAATCAATTTCTCTAGGCATAATAGGTTGTACTATTTTCCTATCTAAAGGTTTTGCTGTTACTTCTACTTGTCTAGTCGGAATTAGACTGCAACTGCAAACCATTATCAAGACTATCAACTGTGTTGCTGATTTTCTCAATATCTTCCATGATATGTTTTGTTCCATTATTTATTTTCCTTTGCATTTCTACTGGGTCTGCCAGTATCTTTTCAGATAGTTCATAATTTTGTATAAACTGTGTATATCTATTAAGTTCTCTTTGTGCTGCTTGGCTTTTCAAAGATAATTCATTCATTTGTTTAGTTTGCAATTCAAAATCAGCTTGGATTGATTTAATAGCTTCTTCTTGTTTAACAATTGCACCTTCTAATGATTTATTGTTAGCTTTAAGTGTTATATTTTCTTGATATAACCAGTAACTACCTAAACTTAAAACCAAAATAATACCTATAAAAACTTGTTGCATTAAATATCCTCTATTATGTAATTTAGTCCTGATGCACTTCTATATTCTATAAGTCTGTCATCTTCATCACGAAATTTAAGGTGTTTTTCTTTTTGCACTAGAATTTTTTTTGATATGTAGGTTTTATCATCTGCATCGCCATATTCTTTGTTGAAAGACACAGTAATTTTATACCTTGATGTGAATAAACTGATAATCCAGTTGATTATCTTTTTTAATTCCATGTGTACACCTGTAACTTGTCTTTTTTACCTTTAGCTTCTATTGGTTCTAAAGGTATTAAATCAAATTCTATAGCATTTTCTGTTGCTTGACCAATTAACAAATCTACACCTGCTCCTTTTGTGCCTGATTCTAATCTAGCTGCAACATTTACAGCATCACCTATTGCTGTGTAGTCAAACCTTGATTCTGAACCCATATTACCTACAACTGCATATCCTGTATTGATACCAATACCAATTTGCACAGGACTTATGCCTTGTTTTTTTAATTCTTTATTTAAAATACGCATATTATTTTGTATATCTAAGGCACATAACAAAGCTTTTTCTTCATGTTTTTCTAAATCAATAGGTGCAGAAAATATAGCCATCATTGCATCGCCAATATATTTGTCTACCATACCGCCATGCTTTTGTACTGCTGTTTGTTGAGCAGTAAGTGCTTTATTCATAATATATGTTACTTGTTCAGGCTCTAATGTTTCGGAAAGTGCAGTAAAGCCACGCACATCGGTAAATAAAAAAGTGCAATAACGCTTTTCACCACCTAATTTAAGTAGTTCAGGGTTATCTTGTAGTCTTTTAACCTGTCTAGGGTCTAAATGATGCTCAAATTGTTTTTTTATTTGTTGTCTAAGCTTGTATTGTTCTCTAAATCTTAAATAAAAAGCTGTTGTTCCTGCAATAAACTGTGATATTAATGACCATGTGACATCAATAAGCAAACTCTTTTGTATTAGATAGTAACCAAGAGAACCTGTAGAAGCCATTACACCTAATCCTAGTATGATTCCCCATGTTATGCCTAATCGTATCAACACAAGCCATATAAGGCTCACTGAGACAAAAAATAAAGCTATTTCAACAGCTAATGCGTAATCAGGTATAAAAGGACTATCTTGTATTAGTATTGATTCTGCTAAAGCTGACTGTATTTTATGTGGTTCAAGCAATCCTACTGGTGTAGCTATCTGTGGCATTACACCATTTGCAGTAACACCTACAAAAACAAACTTTCCTGCAACATTCATCTCTTTTAAGTCAGTTTGTGGTGTATCAACCCAACTAATCCATTTACGACCTAAACTATCTGTTTTGACTGGTGGTATTCCTCTAATTGATATTT